GACTTTTGGCCAAAGTGTGACAAAAAAGTGTCACAGTGTGACAGTTTTGTGACAGTTTTGTCACAGGACTTTTCGTTGGAATTGCAGGGAAAAGTCGCTGTCTGTGACAGTTGTGACAGTTTTTTTCTAATTAAGTATAAGAAAAAAATTGTATTTTATAAAGGCTTGTGGACCCTAACTGTCACACAAAACTGTCACACCCAAGTTGAATGCCACTCCTCTGCAAATCTTCGGGGTCCGGGGAAGACTGTAGAGGTTCTATCCAGTTTGTGATAGATCGTTATATTGCCCGGACCAAACATTTTTCTAGACCGCTTTTAGGTGTAGTACGTTCCAGACGCTCGAAAACTTGGGCTATAATAGGAGAGAAAGGCAAAATACGCCATTTTCACACACTACACCCCAGACACCAGAAGGAGCAAACAGGTGTCATTAGTTTTGGAATCCAAGTACCAAGCTGAGCTCATCAAGAAGCTCAAGCGAATGTTCCCTGGGTGTATCGTTCTCAAGAACGACCCGAACTACATCCAAGGCTTCCCGGACCTCACCGTGATGTTCGAACGTCACTGGGCTGTCCTGGAAGTCAAGCGCTCCGCGAGCGCACCCCTACGACCGAATCAGGAACACTATGTGGAGCAAGCCTCCCGTATGTCCTTCGGCGCAGTCATATACCCGGAGAACGAACAGGAGGTACTCGGTGCGCTTTCACGAGTATTCTTCTCTTAGTGGAACACATGCCATCTTGTCTGCTAGCAAGTACAGCTGGCTGAACTACGACTCTGAAAAGATGGCTGCAACGTTCCACACCGCTCAGGCAGCCGCCCTTGGAACACGACTCCACGAGCTCGCCGCAGAGCATATTCGTCTGCGCATTCGAATGCCCAGAAACAACGCAACGTTCAACCGGTACGTCAATGACGCTATCGGATATTGCATGACCCCTGAGCAAGTTCTCTTCTACTCGATGAATGCGTACGGCACCGCCGATGCGATTCATTTCGATGACAAGAAGAACTTCCTCAGGATCCACGATCTTAAGACAGGCTCTGGACGCGTTAAGATGGATCAGCTCATGATCTATCAAGCGTTCTTCTGTCTCGAATACCATATCTCACCATTCGACATCGAGAGCGAGCTTCGCATCTATCAGAACGACGATGTGATGATTCTCAATCCCGAAGCAAGCGATATTCGCTCCATCATGGATCGAGTTGTGGAATTCGACCAACTCATCGAATCACTCAAGGAGGACAGCATTGGCTGAGGAACTCGCCCACTATGGTATTCTTCGTCGGTCTGGCCGGTATCCTTGGGGATCCGGTAAGGACAAGTACCAGCGCTCCGTATCCTTCCAGGGTATGGTAGCTGACCTCAAGAAGCAAGGCCTCTCGGAAACGGAGATCGCCAAGGCTTTCGATATGACCACTTCGCAACTCCGAGCGACCAAGTCCATGGCTGCCAATGAGCGCAAGGCGGAAGAGGTGGCTCGTTGTCTCAAGCTGAAGGAGAAGAACCTTTCGAATGTTGCGATCGGTAAGAAGCTCGGACTCCCCGAGTCTACCGTCCGTAACTACCTGAAGCCTAATGCGGATGCTCGACAAGACGCAGCCCGAACAACTGCAGACCTCGTTAAGAACGCGGTCGATAAGCATAAGTATGTTGATTTCGGCTCGGGTGTTGAATCTATCCTTGGAGTCAGCACCACCCAGCTCAACACATCCATCGCTATGCTCGAGTCTGAAGGCTACCGTGTCGAGCACGCCCATATTCGGCAGGTCGGCACCAAGGAATCTACAAACATCAAGGTTCTGGTCGCTCCTGAGGTTACTCGTCGAGAGCTCATGGAACACCTCGGAGATATTCACACTCTCGGGGTCGCGGTCAAGCCCGATGGTACGAAGCTTGGTATTCAGAAGCCTGTATCATTGGATTCGTCTCGTCTGAAGGTTCGATACGCTGAAGACGGAGGTACGTCTATGGACGGTACCATCCAAATCCGTCGAGGATGTAAGGACCTAAACCTTGGCGAAGCTAGCTACGCTCAGGTTCGAATCCCGGTGGATGGAACTCATTACTTGAAGGGTATGGCTCACTACAGTGATAACATGCCTCCCGGTGTCGATGTCATATTCAACACCAACAAGACTCGAGACACCCCGAAGATGGATACCCTCAAGAAGCTGAAGGATGATCCGGACAACCCTTTCGGTGCGGTCATCAAGCGTCAGGCATTTTACAATGATGGTGGAAAGGACAAACTCTCTCCGCTCAACATTGTGAATGAGGAAGGAAACTGGAAGGATTGGAGCAAGACTCTTTCTTCCCAGTTCCTGTCCAAGCAGTCCACTCACATGGCCAAGCAGCAGCTTGACAAGGCAGCCCAGAAGCGTCATGACGAGTTCATGGATATCATGAAGCTCGACAATCCGGCGGTTCGGAAGCGACTCCTTACTGATTTCGCGGATGGATGTGATGCTGATTCAGTAAATCTGAAAGCGGCGTCACTACCCCGCCAGTCATCCAAGGTTATTCTTCCGGTACCTTCGCTGAAGCCCACCGAGATCTATGCCCCGGACTACCGTGACGGTGAGACCGTGTGTCTCGTTCGATATCCTCATGGAGGTACGTTCGAGATCCCCACTGTGACTGTTAACAACAAGCACCCGGGCGGTCAAGCAGTTCTCGGTAAGCACCCCAAAGATGCCATCGGTATCCACCCCAAGGTCGCGGAACGTCTTTCCGGAGCTGACTTCGACGGAGATACAGTAGTTGTTATCCCCGTCAACAGTCAGGTGAAGGTGAAGACATCCCCGCCACTTAAGGGACTCCAAGGCTTTGACCCCAAGGCTGCATATCCTGGTTACCCAGGTATGAAGAAGATGGGTGAGAAGGAGAAGGGTCGCCATATGGGCGTGGTGTCGAATCTTATTACGGACATGACTCTCGGCGGTGCGAGCGCTGAGGAACTTGCCCGTGCAGTTCGGCACTCCATGGTGGTTATCGATGCCCCCAAGCACGGTCTCGACTGGAAGACTTCTGAAGAGGACAACGATATTCGTGGTCTTAAGAAGAAGTACCAGGGTGGTCGTGGCGCAGCAACCCTTATTTCCAGAGCCCGTGGTCCTGTGTATGTGGATGAGATCCGCCTACGCAAGGCTTCGGAAGGTGGTCCGATTGATCCCGCTACTGGAAAGAAGGTATACGTCAAGACTGGTCGCCAGTACCTCGACAAGAAGACTGGTCAGATCGTCAAGGCCCAGACCAAGACAGAGAGACTCAAGATTACGGAAGACGCACGAGATCTCATTTCCGATGGCAACCGCCCCATGGAAAGAATCTATGCGGATTATTCGAATGACATGAAGTCCCTAGGTAACCGAGCTCGACGGGAACTTATTTCTACAAAGATCCCCAGAAAGAACCCTGAGGCTGCTAAGAAGTATGCCACTGAGGTTGAGGAACTCAAGTCGGCTATTAAGCTGGCTTCCATGAATGCCCCCCGTGAAAGGCAGGCCCAGATCATTGCTAATGCGGTGATTAAGGCCAAGACCGCTGACCGAGAAGTGTCTTCTGAAGAATATAAAAAGATCTCCAGACAGGCCATCTCAGCAGCTCGCCTCAGAACAGGGGCCTCTAGGAAAGAGTCCCTCATAGAGCTCACAGACCGCCAATGGGAGGCCATCCAGGCAGGTGCCCTATCAGCCTCTGCTATGGAGGCCGTGGTGCGCTATAGCGACATGGAGAAGCTCTCAGAAAGGGCCATCCCCAAGGCTAAGGCCCCCGTGTCTGCTAGTGTAGCTAGTAGGGCTAAGGCCATGGCCCGTAATGGGGGCACTACTAGTGAGATAGCTGACGCCCTAGGCATCAGTACTAGCACAGTACTAGAGCTAGTGAGGTGAGGTGTCATGGCTCTCTACTTGACAACGACTGACAATCCGTTCAGTCCTGTTGACGACTACGAACAGTGGTCAAGGTTCGATCGTGATCATGGTTACAACACTGATGCGTTAGTGGCAAGAATCGCTGGTCCAATCGACTTCGACCTACCTGAATCTGTGGTCAACGATGCGTTCGATGACGCTATTCGATGGATCGTGGAGTGGAATCCGACAGGAAACTACAAAATGATAAGCGATTAGCGACACCGGGGGGAGGGGTCTCGCATATTGCCCTCCCCCCACGCATCGCCGCCCCCTT